CGGTCGGGGTGCAGGTGTACCGCCTCATTGGATCAAACTCCTTGACAAGGAACAGGTCAAGTACATATTTTAAGAGACTCTACGATGTACACCAATGGGAATTCCGTATTATGTCGCATCCCTTCTTCGCAGGCATCGAGACATTCAGTCACGGTACACTACCTTTGAATGCGATGTCCTCGGAATTGATTTCAACTGTTTCATTCATAAAGTGCTTGAAGATTCAGATCCGATTGGTAGCGTTGTCCGTGGACTTCGTGCATATCTTGAACGCATAACCGCATCGCGGATTTACATTGCATTTGACGGGTTAGTCCCCTATGCAAAGATTGTGCAGCAGAGATATCGCAGGTTCAAGAAATCAGATACGGGAGAGTTTGATCGAAATCAAATTTCGCCTGGGACGCAGTACATGCTCGATCTCGAGCGTGAACTTCGGCACCAGTTTTCACACATTGAACTATCTGGAACAACTGAACATGGGGAAGGGGAACATAAGATATTTCAATGGTTACAGCGACTTGACCCATCCGACCGTACTCGCATTGCCATTTATGGGTTGGATGCAGACTTGGTGCTCATTGCGCTGGCACAATGCAATCTCGGGTCTATTTTCTTACTTCGAGAGGATGACGCATTCTCCATCGCGGGACTTGCACGTGTCTTGCCATTACCGGTAGACGCATATGTTCGCAAGTGCATCCTCTGTTTTGGAAATGACTTTATGCCGACCCTTGCAATGTTTTCATTACGAGAAGACGGGCATGCACGGGCAATGAACACCACGCTTGAAAAGGCGGCAGGACTTGAAGCAAAGGTCCTCGTTGAACGAAAGGCAGTGCAGACACCGCATGCACTTGAGGCAAGACATGCGCTTCGACTTGATGGCATTTTAGATTGGACACCCGTTGTCTATGCATTTTGGAAAACGTACTTGTGGACACTCGAGTACTTTACAACCTCTGAAGTACCGGACTGGTGTTGGGTCTATCCGTATGCCGAAGCACCTCTTGTGCAGACACTCGTCGATCTGGATTCACCCCTCGAAGTGTCGTGGGAGTTTCCCGAACCTGTATTTGGGATCAAGGAGCAGTTGGATTTCATCTTGCCGAATCGTGGAGTGTATCCAAACGAGTTTTACAGTGAAGAGACGGAGACACGACCGCTCTGGATGAAGAAATACACGTGGGAATCCGATCCACTCATTTCACTTCCGTGGGACCCTGCGCGTCCGCTTACGTCTGTGACGCCGGTGGTGATTCCGCGTGCCACCCTGTAGCGCCGGCATATCGGACAATCCTGCGTCACGTAGTTTCTTGTGACACTCTTGAAGATCGTCGTGAAATGTAGCAAGTGTCTTGTTCAATTGTATATTTTGTTCTAGCAGTTCTGCATTTCGCGCGTGCAGTTCCGCACATTCATTCGCAAGTGTTAGCATCCGCGAACTCGGAGGTGGAGGTGGTCTGGGTTCACCGCTCATTACTGTCTTCCTCACAAAAAAACGAAATTGTGTTTTCAAATCTAGAGGTAAAGCGGACCCAAGACAAAATGTGGACCCTTTGGTATCACGATCCGAACGACAGCGACTATGCGCTCAAGAGTTACACGACAGTCTACAAGATCACCACAATTCCAGAGTTCTGGAATGTCATTGACGGAATTCCCAAGGATGTATGGGAGACGGGCATGTTCTTCTTCATGAGAGACGGAATTCCGCCGCTCTGGGATAGTCCCGAGAACACCAAGGGAGGTGCATGGTCCAAGAAGGTCGATGCGAGCGATACGCACACGGTCTTTGTGGATTGCATGGTGCATTGCATGGCAGACTCCTTTCTCAAGAGCAACAATGAGTGCATTGCCGGGGTGACACTCAGTCCCAAGGGAAATTTCCACATTATCAAGATCTGGAACACGACAACGGCAGTCTGCGATCGTCGTCTCTTCTCCCCATCCCTCAAGATGAAGGTGGGCGACGACATTGCGTACAAGGCGCACAATCTGCGTCCCAAGTAATTCATCGTCTGCGCGACCGGCGGTGGCGAGTCTTGCGGGTCCGACGTCCACCACGAGCACCCGGGTACGCGGCAAGAATATCTGCCTTCAAGGATTGCAATGCAGTTGCCGGGTTCTGCTCGTCCCAGTTGTTCTTTAACATCTTGACATTGTCGCTCAGATACGATTGAGATGCCTTGAATTTTTCAATAAAGCGCGCAAACTCGTCCAGAGACACACCGCTCGCAGGCATGCGCTTTGAGAGTTCATTGAATACGCTTTGCGTGTTGGTCATCCACGGAGGTGTCTCGCCCATTGGTATCATTTTCGTAATGACAGACACAACCTTTTTTGCCGTGGCAGTTTCTTCGGGTGTAGGAGGCGCCATTGTTATTTCCGAGGAATTTTAAAGACAAGGTCACGAATCTGGTTGACTGCCTCGTCGGGAATCCGTTTGTTCATTGGCGTCTCGGTAAGACAGTTAATGTGGAAATAGATACAGTACATCCCACACTCGGAATCCTTTCGCTGGTGTCGGGTGCTGTTGTACGTGAGTTGCATGGGTTTCGAGTGGATCCCCGTTGCATCCCACTGCATTGCCCATCGATTCATCAATCGCTTGATTTCGGGTTCAGGTTTGAACGCATACGAATCAAAATAGGTCATTCGGGGAAATTCGAGTTCTGGACGGATGTCGCAAAAGACTGCCGTCCAGTGTTCGCCCGTTCCTTCGTGGGTGTCTGTATTGATTGCAATTCCGATTCGACGGTATCCCTTCTTGTACAGTTTCGGAAGTTTCATGGAGCAGAGTGCAGACACCAAGCATTGCGACAATTCTTCCGTCTTCAAGTCAAAATCAATTGGAACGCATCCGACAAAGTAATAGTCGTCAAAGAGTTTCGCGAGTTTCTTTTCAACCGCATCAATGTCGTCGGACGATAACCATTCATATCGGTTTTCCTTCCACTCGGACGGTGCCTTTGATTTTTTCAACATGGACATGACCACGCATGCAGGCGCACCTGTCGTACATCGTTGATGAAACCGTTGAAGCAACTCTCCCCAAACTTGATCCGTCGACCCGGGTGGGATCGTAGAGGATGTCTGTTTATTATAAACTTTACGGAGGTTTTCAACCTCGCCCTTGTCGACGTACTGAGTCACAGGAATCATTATACACTGAGGTGAAAACTTCGCGTTCCAATTTTCAGAACCACGTCCGACCAAACAACAAAGATGGAGACAGATCTTCTTGTGAATCCTCGAGTCGCAGGCGGAATTGCAAATCTCGAGTCCGTTGAGATGCCGACCCTCGACTTTACGGATATGCCGTCTGCGTCGGCCCCAGCGGCACCGTCTCTTGTCCCGAATTTTGAGACCACAGGTCCTGTGCGGGTCGACGGTCTTGATAATCTGAATGCTGGCGCATACACGTCCACAAAACCAATTCGGATGTCCGACGAGGTTTTGATGAAGGAAAAGTATGAGATTCTGCGCAAGTTTGAGCGTCTGTCCAAACTCGGCGTCCCGATGCGTAAACGGTTCACGGTTGACTCGCCGCTCGAAGAAATGAAGATGGAACTGGAGTTCATTCGTCGTGAAAAGTCGATGGATTCCACCATCAAGCAGTTCTCTGAATGGTTCGTTACAGGCATGTCTGGTCTGGAATGGGGGTCGAAGAATGTGGCAATGCTCAAGGCATTCGGTCTGTCTCTTGATGGACTGTCCGAGGCAGCGCAAATGAATGTCGTGGATCTCGAAGACGATTTCGAAGAATTGTACGATCTGTATGGCGAGAACATGAAGATGCACCCTATGGTCCGCATCCCGCTTCGCACCTGCATGATGATCTACATGGTCCACCTGACCAATCAGATGGCAAGGAAGGCACCGATCCCGAATATCGATGACATTATGCGCCAGAATCCGGACATTGCTCGTTCGCTTGCCCAGGCAGCAATGGCAAACCAGACGCAGCAAATGCGTGGAACGGCAAGTGTTCCCCCTCCGCAGAATGCCCCGAACCCCCTTGCTGGACTCATGAGTTTCATGCAGGGGTCTGTCCCGCCCGCGCCCCCGCCCAATGTGGTGCCCAAGCAACCTCCGGCGGATAAGCGTGTGAATATCGGTGTACGCAAACCTCCGATGGTGGTCGTGCCTCCCGCCGCTGCCCCTGCCGCTCCTCTCCCGGAGATCAAACCCCCGTCCTTGAACATTGAGGAGTTGTTGCGGGATATCAAGACAAATGTAGGTCCGCCCAAACAACCCAGTCGTAAGGCAGGATCGACGGGCAAGTCGGTGACGATCAAGTTATAAAAACGAAGATATCCGATCCAAGAACACGCTGATTCAAAATGTATCCAATCGGTTGCAGCGAACTTCGCAATGACTCGCAAACACCTGTGTTTCTCGGAAAACTCAATGCGGCAACCTTCTATGCTCAAATTCTGAGTGCGGCGCGGTCCGGACATACGTCACTCGTCTCCAAGTCCATGCCACCTGGACTCGTCTTTGATACTGCCTATGCGTGGATCAAGAACTGTTTCCCGTCGTGTGCAGTTACGATTGAAATTCATGGTCTCTTTACAGGCGATCCAGAGCATCGATCATACGCTATTCGTGTTGATTGGGATCCACGAGAGGGATGACACGGGAATCGAAACCAATCGAGGCATATCGTCCATTGTCGAAAAGGAACAGTGAAGAACCGTACACGACGGATTCGGAAGACATCCCAAGCAATATTCAATTGTTTTTGACTGAAACAGAAACGGGAGCGAAACAAACAGCGGACGGTACGAGGAGTTCAGTCGCATCAGCATATGATAATACTTGCGAGGCGTTGAATATTCGACAAAGTGGACCATACACCACACTTCGTCGGGATATTGCGGCGGTCTGAATCCAACTGTCGATCCGCGCAGGTGCTTGAAGAAATACGGCGTGGGGTGTGTAGTGTGGATGGCAAGTTTTGATCCTTGAAGCGTCCCGACTTGCAAGGGATGCCATGTGTAGATCATGTCATTTGTTCCATCAATTGCCAACCAGTTTTTTTCACACTCTTGGTTTCCAGGAGAGTCGAGAAGTACGCAGTCGGAGTACATTGCGAGTGCAGGATGGTACCGACCGTGAAGGATCCGGATCTTCTCGGAATACTCCCACGTGGTTGCCGTAAACTTGAGATGTCCATTTGCATCGTGGTAGACGCGCACATCTTCGAGACCGACAATATGTGCATTGCGTCGAGGCAGGGTCACGGATGCATCCAGCAGGACTTCATGTTTACCCGATGCAGGGTCGTACCACACATTTTGTGTCCTCACCTTATTGTCTGCAGAGGTGATACCCTTCTCCTTCATGACATACCCGCCTGTTTGCGGGATAATCTTGTAATTTACAAACCGTATATTGTGCACGATCTTTCCATCTTGAAGATAAAATGCAACGGAACTCGGATGGTAATCGTCTCCTAACGTATCCCACGGAATCGGATGCGGCACACTCGGTAGATTGAGCGATTCGACATAGAAAAAGAGATTCGAATACACATTGTCCTGGTATTGACAGTGAGGTCTCAACATAAAGTCAATCGATGCACGCGCACCCTTGCCCGACTGACCAATGTAATACATTAAGATCGTCTCTTCATAGTCAAACAAGAAGGAATACACATCTGCCTCCACAAAGAGGGAATCGGACGGTTTCGGAAGTGCGCGACCCTTGAGAACATAGTGATATGCCTTGTAGTGCTCTCCAGACTCCCTGAAGTGCCTTGCAAGTTTATAGAGCGGTTCTGCACGTGTTGGACGCCGCTCAACTGCCTTGAGCATCCAGCATTCGAACATTGGAAGGTTCTTGAGTGCCTTGTAACACTCGCCAATTTGGTAATACGAATACCAGATCTCTTCCTCCCATCCACCTGCAGCAATACGATCCTCGTAAAACTCAATTGCCTCTGCGTACCTATGAAGTGAATTGTACGTCTGCGCCAAATAGAACATGTACCGCACATTCTCCGGTTCATCCAGCAATCCCTTTTCGAGAAGTGCGGCATCCCGTTGAAACTTGTCCGACTTGCATCCACCGTCGTTGCGGTCGTCAATGTAACAAATTGATTTGGGAAGCGTCTCGGTAGGTCCATCCCAGTATTCGTGCGTCACGCCCTTGCAAGTCCAATCGTAGTCCATGCGGATAAGACGAGCATTTGGATATTCAAGATTTCCATTGATCTGTACGATGGAGTATCCAATCTCCCCCAACTCTTGGGACCGAAGAGACCCTGCAGAAAAGACCATATCTGCATCCAGCAGCAGTCCATACGTTGTTTTCAGGTCCCATCCAGTCTTTCGAAGATATGTCTGTGCGCCCACAAATGTCTGTGTGCGATTGTACCCGAAATCCTTCCAAGGAACTTCCGTCAGGCATCCGTCATGGGTCTTTAAAAACTCACGAGCAAGTTCGCAGGTATTGTCAGTCGACCCCGTGTCGCAGATACAAAATGCATCCACGACAGATTCAACGGCAGCAAGGCATCTCTCCAAGATTGCCGACTCATTCTTCACCATGAGCAAGAGGACGCATTTCATTGCGTCGGTTTTATTCAATAACTCATTCACTCCTTTAAATAAACAGAATGACAACTGACTTTGTCAAGCAGACTCTTCGTGAAAACATGTCGCGTACGCTTGTTCCGCACGTGGCCGATGGGTTGTGGAGCATCTACGACAATGCGCGCACCGCGTGTGAACGCAACGGTCAGATGGACCAGGTTCTTCGCACATTTCAGAATTTACTTACCCGGATTCCCGAGTGGAAGGAGGAGACGCTTGTCAAGGAAGTCGATCGAATTGTGGCATCGTCCAAGTGCGACTATCTCGAAGATTTGTTGCTCGGTGTCTTTGTGAGTTACATTCGTGCATTTGCTACGCTGCAACAGACTGACAAACTCCATGTCGATATTCAGTTCACCCCTCCGTCCATCCAGGTCTTTGTACACACCCTGTACAAGCATGCGGCAAGACATGCGTGGAGCAACGCATACCTCTTCAAGACAGTTGGCGTGCCGTCCGAGCAGCAGGCGCGCAATCGTCGCGATATCGAGACGAGTATTTCTGCGTGTATGAATGATGTAATTGATAGTTTCATACCGTGGAAGCGTGTGAGTCAGGCATACTTTCGCCCGTCGGACGCGCCTGCCCCTGCCGCCGCCCCCGCGCCTGTCCCTGTCCCTGTATCTGAACCGCCCCCTGCCGTCAAGTTTGGAGACAATGAGACACACGAATTTGAAAGCGAAGATGAAGACGACTCGCCGCTTCCTCCTCTTAAGGTTGGAGACGAGATTACCCTGGGCGACGATGCATTCGAAACAGGGTCGGATTCTGGATCGGTCCATCTGGAGGAACCGAAAGACTCGGTAGCGTTAAATCTGTGAATGAAAGGTGTGGATTCCAAATTAAATGAGTGAACTGCAAATCTATGGCATCACGCTTGCCATCGTAGTGGTCAGTGCAATTGTGATTTATCTTTTAGATCGTCGGTCGAAGAGTGAACCGATTGTGTGGACGGATGCATTGAAGATTGGCGCAGGTGCCGGCACGATTGCTGGAGGTGTAGTGTATTCAATGACAACGCAGGATGGCAACGCTGTCGTCGAACCCCTTGCGGGTGCGGTTCAAGAAATGTTTGTTGGAAAACCCACCTTCTGAGTTTTTTTTGTTAGGAGAACATAAACCATGATGCTCTGGAAGTTGCTCTTTACTGCGACGCTGTTCTACCTCCTGACCCCTGGCGTGCTCGTCCGTCTCCCGCCGGGAGGATCGACGATGACCGTCAATGTAACCCACGCGCTTGTCTTTGCGGTTGTGTCCAGTCTTGTGTGGCGTCTGGTCAAGGGCAAGAGCATGATGAAGTAGACTACTTAGGTACACACTTCCCGTTCTCCATCTTCTCAGTCGGTTTGCAGGACGGTCCCATTCCCATCTTCTCAGAGATCGAGATGCCACCCCCGCCGCTGACGAGGTGCCACGCGATGAAGAAGACGACCAGCGCAATTAACCAATTCTTTGCAGACATGAAAGGAAGACGCATTTATACATCCACACAGAAAAAAGGCGCATCGGCAGGGAGTTTAGGAATGAGGAATGCCTTAAACTTTGCAAGTTCTTTGCGCGGAACTGCATTGGCACATGCGCGTGCAATCTGTTTATATAAATCAAAATCGTGGTACCTGTCATGATTGTCATGCGTTTTCCGGTACAAGACCGACGACCCATCCGGAAGCGTCATCCAGTGTTTGAACAACTCAAACAGCGGATGGTCGTATGCGTGATCGGGTCCTAACGGAAACATATCCCAAAACAAGGACGTTGCAAAGCGTGCCAAGTCAAACGACGGGTTCAGCGGGATCCGTGCATGTGTCGGAGTATAAAAGGGTTCGATGTTATACTGCCCCGCTGCCTCTTCATCGATCTGGAACTGCGAACTCATGAAAAATCGGGGATCTTTCATACCCGTCAACCGAATCGACAGCGCTGCGCGATCGAAATCAATCACCTTGATCAAGATTCCGTATGTCGGTACACGGTAATACGATCCAACGTGCTTGTAGTACAGGTACTCTTGATCGGTTTTTACGTACATGACATTGTTTCCATGCAGGTCATTGTGAACAAATCCGAATGTGCGTTGGGCATATGTGAGTGCCATGACAAGTTGACACACGAATGCATACACGTGTTCAGGGTCTCGGTCCAGCAAATCGTAAAAGGTGCCTTCGCATACATCCATGACCGTTGTCACTGCAGGAACCTCTGAAAAGGTTGCCCACGCAAAGGACTCTGGTTCTCCTTCTTCCTCTTCATCCTCCGTTTCGCCTTCGCACGCACACGATTCAATTTCAAAGACATCGTCTTCGGACGATTCAGTTACACTCGCATCATATTGCTGGGGTGCCGAATATTCAGTGGTATACTCTGTGGGGGACGCATCCTCAACGTGCGCAACGTCCACATCGTCCACATCCAGTTCAATGTCCTCTCCTAACAGCAGACCGTTCCGCTGGGAACGTGTATGGGTGAACGTATCTGCTCCCGGAAGTGCCCGCAACTTCAGTTGAAAGGTTTTTCCTACATTGTTCATGAACCAGGGACGATCGGAAATATCTTCATAATCGTCAGAAATGTCCAGCACATGCGAGCGAAGTATAGACGCATAAATTCCATAGACTGTTGGGAAATGCTGGCATCCCGACAAGGACAAGAATGCAGATGT